TCTCTGCATTCCTCTTTCGCTTCCTCTGTAGATGCATCTAGTTTCTTGTCCAGGTTCTCTACTTTAGACGCTACCAGAGCAATATTAGATTGAACTTCGTTCACTTTAGACACAAGGCCATTGTTAAGTGCATGAGTGTTTTTATTCAGATCTGACCGAAGCCAGATTATCATACATAACACCACTATATCTAAAGGAGTTAACGGCTCCACATTGACAAGACCAAGAAGCGTTTCGATCATGTCTAATTCTTTCTACGTGATACTACCTTACGTTTTGGAATTCTTTTAGTCTCAGGTACTGTAACCGGACCTTTGACAGATTCTGTCTCGGGTTCAGTAACAACGGGTTCTGGAGGGATGTCTACCGTAATCGGTGTCGGGTCTTGGGGGACAGGTGTTTCTTCCGGAAGTTTTTCAAAACGACCTGGGAAAGCGCGGTCGAGCCTGATGTCAGTTTCGACCACGCTCCCAGAAGAATACGCCCGTCGATTCATCCAATGCTTTCCTTGGATAACCTTAAAGCGCATAGCAAAAACCTTTCTCAGGTATTAGGTACCGGAGTACGTTGCATGAACAATGCCACAACGACCGTAGAAATCATTCCGGATCTGAGGAACCATAATAGTCATAACCTTTAGATGCGTGAGCAAACCGCCCTTCGAATCCCAGGTCAACGTCTGAGGAACCATACCTACGATCATGCGCACTGTTTCCGGGTTCATGGGAACCAGCAATGCAGTGTCTGCGGGCATGAAGTCCAGCGGCTTGATATCAGCAATCGGCTGGAGTTCCATCAAACGCATACGGATCGTCTTGTCGGAGTTTGCTTTGAAATCGCGCTCGAAGTTCAAAGCCATGTCTGGTGTTACGTAAAGCATAAACGGACCATACTGACGCTGGTCGTTTGCGGCACCGATCATCGCTATCAATTCATTCTTGATGGTGTCGCCCGTTGTGCTATTGCTTTCCCAGTCAGAGATGCTGTAAGTCTGGCGTTGCGGGAAGGTCGTGTAGCCGTAAATGGTTCCACCAGAAAATGCCGGGAACGTAGTCGTGCCCAACAGTATCTGTTCTGCCATTTCGGCGATCTTACGTCCTGCAATCTGGGCTTCCAGCGTATCCAACGGAGCACCGCCGTTGCGGGATGCGGCAAGCAGACGGATCGGGATCTTAAGATCCTTATGGATGATGGGCAGCGGAATGGACGATAAGTCAAACTGCAACTTTTCGTTCGTTGTCTCTTCCAGCCCTGTCATCGAAATAGCCGCATCATTAAGATCCGACATATTCTGAGACTGGAACACGGTTGTGCCCATCCCGTTAGGAATGTTGTAGACCAGTCCGCGTGAAATCAGGTCGTTTGCAGCGACCAAACGCAGATTTGCGGCCTGCATCACAGCACGATCAAGAGCGATCCATTCTTCTTTACGAAGCAAACCTACCGAGTTATGGACCAACTTGGGTACGATTTTTCCGGTCATCTGATCGACAGAGTTGATATAGGTACGTCCGTCCTTACCAATCCATGCTTTCAGGGCTCGGAAGTCCAGGCCATTCTGAAGCAACAGCGATGCTACTTCGCCCTGACCGACACCGTTCATGATAATATCTACACCTTGCATAATTTGGTTCTCCTTTAGAACAACAGCACTTCAAGAAGGTTGATTCCGCCTACATTAGCTCCGGTCAAGTCTAGATCTGCCTGAGCAATACCCATAATAGCAGCCGGTTCGTCTACACCGTCCACATATTTACGGACATCACCGGAGGCAGCCGGAACCACATAATCACCCTCTTCAATGGAGGTATTGTCCTGGAGACGCATTGCGGCGCGATCTGCAGGCTGGGGATACCATACCAGGAGGGCTTCATTAGCATCATAGGAATCATGAACGGTTTCACCGACAAGATCCTTTTCTATGAGCAAAGCGTTCGGGATGCGTTTATTGTCGATGCCCGCACCTCCGATAAGTCCGTACAGGAGCTGACCGGGAAGCCAGCCTGCGGCATGGGAGACTTCAATCGTCTTGTGTACCCAGCCGACAGATTCCATCACAATGGTTGTGATAGCACAATTTCTTTGATTGATATCAGAAAGAGCCATTGGTTAGTTCTCCTCTGCGCCGAAACCAATTTCCGGCATTGCTTCTTCAGTTACGGTTACACCCTGGTTAGCGACGAGAGAACCAGCGATGCTGTAATCCGGTTCTGCGGCCAAAGCCGCAATACCTTCAAGTTCTTCAATCGGCTTGCCGTTCAGGGTCTCTCTCGAAAACTGGTTACGCTTGTTGGCGATAATACGGTTTACCAGTTCCGACTTACGGGCATCCAGAAGACGCTGACCATTGGTCAACACCTCACGGAATTGTTCCGGAACCTGTAGCAGATATTCATTTACTGTCATATTCTGCGATACCGGTTTCGGGGGTTCCTGGTTAATCACAGGTTTTTCTGCAAAAGCCTGCGACAACACCTCCAGTTCGGTTTCAGGGAGACTGGAGAGGGTCTCGAGGCTCTTTTCAGAGAAGCCTTTGTTAAGCAGGAGCTCTTTCATTTTGTCATCCATATTATTTGTCTCCTTATTATGGTTGACGGTTTCATATTCAATGAGCCGACGGACTTCTTCCGCCTGCCCTAACTCCACATGATTGTCATTTACGATATATGTACATTTCCATAATTTGTCCTCTCCTTGGATACCGTAAACAAACATGGTATCATAAACAGCATCAAGAAAAATATCAGCAGTGCTTATTCCATTATTTGTTAATGAAGTATACACGAGTGACTGTATATCTATTTCTTGATTGCTTCGCATGTCTTTATTGATGCGCGGAATACCAGCACCATCCTGGACAGAACATGCTCCGATTTCTGTAGGAAGCAGAGCGAGATGATCGGGTTTTATTACGGTCACTCGTCGTTCGTAGGTTTCGTTGTTCCAGATACCGCTCTCTTCAACATCTTCTGTGAAATGTCCGATAGAAACTTCCATAATGCCGCCCGACCGTAAGAGCGCCAGAAGTCCAGGATAAACTTTATCAGCTTTTTTTTCATTGATCCAAGCCTCCGCTTTTAGTCTGTTTGCTTCAAATTCTGCATTCAGAATGATGCCCACACTCTGTTTTTCCAAGATCTCTTTGGAACAAGCAGAAACCGGAACCCCGTTTTTATTAGGATGATAAACAACGATAGGTTTCGCATTCCAGGCGTCTGGGTGTTCGCTGAGTTTATTAGCGGAGTAATAGGTAGGACCGGCAGAACCAACATGCACCCCTTCAACCATCATAATCACAGGAAATACCAGATAGTTGATCCCGTCCAAAGTCTCGGATCGTACCATCTGCGTCTGCGCAGTACCTCTGTTCAAAATAAACATCGTTCAAATCTCCTATATTTTGAGTATAACACGAAATTTCATCAAAATCAAGACTATAGGCCTTTAGGAACCGGCAACCAGACACATCGGCAATTTGGATGAAGTGGAAGAACACCTCTGGCTTCCTGGATGGTCATGCGTCGTCTACCTCCGTCCTCTGCGGTACCGAAGGAAACACATTTCGGACAAACTCTGGTATCATTTGTATACAAAAACTCTACAAGAAGCTCTACACCTTCCTCTTGAAAGAGGTCGTAGGTATCTAGTGAAGCTTCGGAATGAGCTCGCATTACCTCTGTTCTTGCTATGAGTTCCGCTCTTGATAAGCCGAGCCCGTCAATCCGTTCGTTTAGCATTTTAGCAATATATCTGGGATTACGCCCTTCTATCATACCCTCTGCTAAAATAGCTCTTAATTGTGAAGCCATTGTATCAGACAATCCGTGTAACTGCTCGTATGCTCTGGAAAACACCAGCTCTACTCTGTTTTCATGAAATGGTGTAAAAAAGTTTGCCGATATCCAGTCCTCTGCGGCCATTCCGGTTATGGCAGCATAACCACCTCTGTTATAAGCATTCGCCATTCCTTGTTTATATGCAGACTCTATGTAGGTATCCGACCAACGGTCTCCTGCAAGGGACATTCCAGGACCTCTCTGCACTTCTAGCAATCCGTTTTCTACGGACCGTGTAATGAATGTCTCGTATTCGTCTTTTAAAGCCGGGTCTAACGGAAAGTCGTATTTTGTATTCACGACGAATGCAGGGAATTTGAATTTTGCATTTATCCTGGTTTTGATTTGTTTTAGACGTTTTTTAAGTTCTTGTAGAAACTTTTTGCTTATCCATGTCGTCCCCGACGGATCCACCTTGCTCGGTCTTTTTATTATTATCATCGTTCACATCCTCTGTTAGATCAGGTAACAGGCTTTCGCCATTCATAATTTCGGTAATGACAGACGGTGTAAATCCTAAGAAGTGTCTCAGGAAATGCTCTTCCGGAACGATTAGCGGTGCTGTCGGAACTGAAGCATATTTTGCGAGTGCTTCTGCTTTGATCTTACTGACTTCTGCTTTTTCTTTCTGTGAAGCAGTATCTACGCGATTCCAGGTAACAATAATCTCCTCTGTAGTAGGAGGAAGAATGCCCAGCATCTGCAACCGATCAATAAGTGGCAGTATAAAATCAGGGGTGAGTTCTGTTTCTTGTCTGTCATGCACACGATCTTCCCATGTCATTTTGTCAGCAGTAGATGCTAAATGTCCCATCTCAGAACCGCTTAACATACGCCCTGGTATTCCGGTATGTGCCGAAATAGCATTAACCTGTACCTTAATAAAAGGATCTGGATCTGCTATCTGGACATCTAGCGACTTTGCAGTAACACCTTGAAGTGTCAAAAACCTCTGCATCGAAGACACATAATCCTCTATCTGGGCTTTCATTGCTGTTTGGTCTGCTTCTGTGATGACGACATCCGGTTCTGCTTCAAAAGCGTAACCCGGGAAACCGCCGCGCATGTACATATGAGGAGAACCTTTGAGAATTAACGTGATGTTTAGCACATTCTCTATTACAGCCCGGAGCCTGGGTTCGCCGTAGATAGGCGAGTCTACACAATTCTCTGCAAGGTGCAGAACCCTTGTCCAATGCACAACTACAGTATTCATCTCGGATCCAGCACCTTCCGAGTTGAAAGTAATCTGATATGTTAAGGGCATCCCGTATCTTTCGCTTTTACGATCCGTGTCCTTTGTTAGGACCTTTACATTCGTTTGATCAAATGCTCGTAAAAAAAGAAGTTTATTATTGGGTTTTGCCGGTACGGACGGATCCTCTCCATCAGCAAGCCCGAGATACAGGATACCGAATTCACCGATACCCATGAGCATATCTGCATTTTTTAAGTGTTTAAGAAGTTTTAACCGTTTGTCTGCTACCAGATCTGCCCATGCTTTTTCAAACGGAGTCTCTTCAGAGGTTGTTCCTTCATTTACTACGGGCATGGATCTCCAGCATTCCTTTGGATACAAGGAAATAATGCGCTGAGCCATGGCGTTTTTCTTGAAAAGCACCTTAAACTCGTTTTCATCAAAAGAGAATGTGTAGGAAGGAATACCGTAGAGACTTTCAGCAAATGCTTCTATATCAGAACCACTGGAACCCCAGGGTCTGTTAGAGATCCCACTAAAACTTCTCAAGTTAAATAACCGAGCCATAAGTGTTGATAATTTCATTACCATAAACCTCCACGTTTTATGTTTCTTGTTAATGAAGCGAATGCTCCAGATGAAGAGTCAACTCTGTCCTTTGTTTTGCCTCTTGGGAAAAATAGATGTTCGTTGATATAATCCTGAGTCCAAGGCCTGTTTAGAATAACAACATTGCCCTGGTTCCAAACAATGCTCCATGGATGGGCTCTGAGTATTTTATCGCCTGTAACACGGTCTGCTGATGCAATATAGCCCTGTAATCGTTTAATAGTACCTTCCGCTGATTCTTTTCCGCCGGAACCAGGTTCTTGTTCAACTACTATTCTAACAGGCAGGCCGTCTAATGCCGCTGTATCTAAGATAGTCTGTTCACGTCTTTCCGAAGACCAGCGTCCGGTGATACAGTCTAAGACAGCGAACTGACCATTCTGGAGTCTGGCTAACAGGGTGCCAGCAGTCTGGGCGCCTGTTCCTCCTTCTGTACCTGCTTTGTCCCAATACCTGGTTGCTTTTTCAACAGGACTAGGTAATTCATCTACTATTTTAACCCTGTTCTCTAAGAACAAGTTACCTTCTGAACGTCTAGGACTTTGTCCGAACTGACCTGCATATGAAAGTCCTCCGAGATTGGCCATCTGTTCATCTAGAACATCTCTATCCAGGCGTACTGGATCCAGGAGCCCGTTCTTATAATATTTTTTGAGTTTCGCAGGTTTGATTTCGTATTCATCTTCTGCAGGTAGACAGATGTGCTTCAATTTGACATTTTTCTTTTCAAGCAGATGCTGGGTAAGATCTTCCAGTCCTAGTCTCTGCATGATCAATAATGTGACTGATACTTTCTTGTCTATCTTTCTGGTACTAAAAGTCTGATCGTACCATTCTTTACATTCTTTAAGAGCGGCTTCTGATATAGCACCTCTTGGATTTATAGGATCGTCAATGATGAGGAAATGCCCATGCATTCCCGTGGCTGTACCAGAGGTAGATGTAGAATAACGTCTCCCGCCCTCTGTATTGCCAAAGTATCCTTTAGAGTCCAAGTCCTGCCGAACTTTAACATTCGGAAAGAGTTCCGTGAATTTTTTTGTTTTCATCAGGTCGCGTGACTTAACAGAAAGATCAAGAGACAAGTCTCCAGAATATGAAGAACAGAGCGAACGTATTACTGGATCCCGGATCCAGACCCAGATAGGAAACATAACAGAGCAGATGGTTGATTTTGTAGAGCCCGGAGGAACGTTAATGATAAGATCATACTTTTTAGGTTCCCTCGCAAATACTCGTTCTGCGACCACCTGCAATTCATGACAGATATATTTTATATGCCAGTTCCAGACAGGTTTTTCGGGGATAGAAGAACTCCACATGGTCTGGACAAAGTAAAAAAACGAGCGTCGGCATCGTTCTGCCTGGACGGTGTTGTTTAACTTTACCAGATCCTCTGAACTTAATCCTGTAAAGTTCTTCAGATCAATTTTCGTCTGTAATGCCATGGGATTCTCTGATGGCTTCTTCTAGAAGCGCAAGTTTTTCATCAGACAGTTTGGAAAGATCCATCTCGCCTTCTGGATCTGTAATAGGACCGGTCTCTATTTTTGAAGAGAACTTCCATTTACTCGGAACTCGGTTTGTTAGATAGAATATGATTGCTTTTACATCCGGTGGAACTTCTTTAAGAGTCTTCTTAATGATTTTCTTTCTCCGGGAACGCTCTACGTTTACTTCGGTGAATTTATAACCAATTGCTCGTTTATATAAAGCGTTTTCAACCTCCCTGATGATCGGTTCTCTGGCTTTTTCCAATAGCAGAGCCAATTCCGGTCTTGTACGTTTCCAGTAATTAAAGGTAGTTACGTTGACACCCAGGTTAGTAGAGATCTGGGCATCAGAAAGACCTTCTCGCGCCCATGCATCAATCAGAGTCAATTTCGTATCTGAATATTTCATAATTAAAGTCTCCTATTTGAAAATAAGTATAACACAGGTTTTGAAAAGAAACAAGACACCATCAGGTTTTCAGGTTGAACGGATGTTATACGCATGTATGCATTATTTTATATTATGATTGATGAAATTAAGATGGTGGCAGACGGGAGATATGTAAATACGAGATGATGATGAAAATGATTGAAACGGTGACGATGGTATCGTCGTATTCGTCCAGATTCCGGTCTTTCGTTTCTGTTCTGCTCTATCTAAATCTTATATAAAAAACCGCAAAAAACCGTAAAAACCATTTGCATTTTTTGCAATTTCATGTTATAATTTATACGCTAATAAGAATTAGTAGAATTTAATGTTTTTTGACAGTTTAATCTTGTTTTTTTCCGTTTATATATATGTTGTTTTTTTTTTCGTTTATTTTGTTCGCAACACACACAACAAACAAGGAGAGATGGTATGAATCAGCAAATAGACGAAGCAGAAGCAAAGAAAGAGATGCTGTACGAGCATCAGAAAGAGCAAGAGTTTTTGCAGAATAATCCAGATTACAACGAACATGTGGAGAA